AACTTTGAAAAACAATATGTCGCTTAATGCGGTGTCCAGTCTTACTGGAGCAGATCAGAAGTTCATATCCCGTCTAACTAAACTCCATCAATCTTAATAGACTCTTACGCACACTGTGTAAGTTTAAATGAAGATTCCCTAACAATAAGTTAAAAAAACACCAGTCTCAAACTCCCCAAACACAGAATCCATCATTTTTAACTACCAACATCAAAAGTTGAGGTATATACTATTTATTATCCCTATACGGAGGCATAAATGGATAACCAACATACTACTACTACTTTTCAAGCGCTTAAAGTTGGTGCTGATGCCTATATTCAGCGCCGAAACCAGCGTTTACTCGCCAATCACCGTAAAGAACTACGAAACTTTACTCGGGCTGAAGCATCAACTTATCTAGGAATTGATGCGAAAACACTAGACCGCTACGTCACTGCTGCAGAAATAGACCCACGTCGCCATGAAGACTCACAATGGTCCATCGATATTGCAGAAATGTATAAAGTCCGTGATTTACTGCCTGAAAGCCTGCGTAAGGACCCTAAATTCCTACGTAATGAAAATCAAAAGACACAAGTTATGGTGATCCAGAACCAAAAAGGTGGTGTTGGAAAAACTGTTTCAGCCGCAACTATCGCATCAGGTTTAGCGACTGAGTTTCACCAAGAGTACCGTGTAGGCTTAATTGATATGGACGGTCAAGCGACATTATCAATGTACTACGCTCCTGAAGCCGAACAGGAAGGCTACTTGTCTGTCGGTGATCTAATGATGAAAACATTTGATCTCGATGAAGGTGAAACTGTTAAACAAGTTATTTCTGAAGCCTTTCTTGAGACTACTATCCCTAATTTACGAATTTTACCTGCTGCACAAAGTGACCGAGCAATGGAAGGATGGTTCCATGAACAAGTGTTTAGTCAAACTTTAGCTTCTCCTTATTCATTACTTGACGACATCATTGATAGCGTAAAAGACGAGTTCGATATAATCATCATCGACACCCCACCCTCTTTAGGCTATGCGACTTTCAACGCATATTTTGCAGCAACAAATGTCGTGTTCCCGTTATCGATTACCGAAAACGACATCGATGCTACATGCTCTTACTTCAGTTATATCCCACAAGTGTGGGCATTGTTAGAAAACGCTAATCATGAGGGCTATGACTTCATGAAAATATTACTAACTAATCATCGTGACAGCTCAACTACTACCGAGTTGATGAACAACTTATACGATCACTTTTCTCCTTATTTATACTCAAAAGAATTTAAGCACAGTGAAGCTGTTCGTCAGTCTTCTTCCCTACTCTCGACGGTATTTGACATGTCAAAAAGTGAATACCCGAAAAGCAAAGCAACCTTCCAAAGTGCGCAACAAAATAGCTATGAAGTCACGAGCCAGATCTTGCGCGATATTTTAAACGTTTGGCGTGAACAGGAGAACAAATAATGGCAAAGAAACGTGGTGGTAGTCCTCTAGGCAATGCACCTGGTTCAGCGCAAGCACAGCAATCCGCAGCCAAAGCAAACTTAGATACTTTAACAGCGCAACTCAACACAGAATTAGAAAAAAGCGGCCAAAATACTGCCGAGTACCTGCAACAGAAATTCGGTTTAAAATCAGTAGGTCAAAAGATGGTATGGCAACTTGCATCTGGTACTACTGCGACTTTTAATGAAGTGACACTGTCATACGAGCAGGTAAAACAAAACACTCTAGTTACTTTTGATGTAAATGGACGTGATCAGTCTTTATTGAACAAAGAATCATTGGAAGATTTGAATTCGTTGGAATTTCAGCAGTTCTATCCCGCCGTTGGCCGTGAAGTAGATAGCCATATTGATGTACTTGATGGATCTCGCCGTCGTGCTTGGTTTCTACTTCAAGAAGGTCGAGTAAAAACATTTCGAATTCTCGTCACCCAAGATGAACTGTCGACTGCAGATGCCAAAGCTCTAGCTAAGCAGTTGCAAACCGCCAAAGAGCACAATCAACGTGAAATTGGATTGCAGTGTCAAACCTTAATGAATAACGGTGACCTCACTCAAGAAGATGTAGCAAAAATTTTAAACATTAGCCGTCAAGCTGTGGGTCGAGCTCTGAAAGCCGCCAGTATTGATAGCAACCTCATTACCCTGTTTCCTATCGTTAACGATTTGTCTCATACAGATTATTCTCTCTTAGCTAAAGTAATGAAAACCTTTAGCTACGACAAGAAAGCTTTGAGCAGTTTCATCAAAAAAATAGCGAATATCTCTGTCAATGCTCAGCCTGAGCAAAGCCAAGAAGATATTAAAGAAAATTTGATTTCTAACATCAAAAATCAGTTAAAAATCGTAGAAACAAAGCAAGAATCAGACAAAGCGCTGGTAACTCCTTTAGCTGAATTTGATAGTAAAGGCATGTTTGCTCGCAAAAAAGTGAAAGGTCGTAATTTTTCGTATGAGTTTGGGCGATTGTCAAAAGAAGTTCAGTCCCAATTGGATTCCGCTATTCAAGATGTATTGAAAAACAATAGCAAGAATTAGCGCCCCACTCTTCAGAAATTAGTGACGAAACTTATTAACTTATACTGTAGGTGTCAGACAGATTACAGAGGTCTAGCTTTCCGCTAGACCTCTTATCGAATAAGAGTATCGAAATATAGATACTTCAAAAACCTTCTCCCCATCAATACGAATTGAAAATGCTCCCATAGAACAGAGTGTTCAGAAAGTTTATAGCGCTATAAACTTTGAGTTCAACAGATACGAAGCAGATCACGTCTTCTGCAAAAATAACGTGCCCCCTACTCCCCCCCCTGATTCGTTATGTTTTTGGTGTAAAAATCGAGAGCTAACTAGCGGATGAAGTTCTAGTTAATATCGCATACCGCTGGTTCATTAGAATGTATCTAGCTTAGAAAATTTCCCATACCTCAATACTCAGTCAAGACCGCATTCGCCACATCAATAGTGTTGATATTTTCGAATACATTTTAACTATCATCGATATCCAAGTAATAGAGAAACCCTTATCTAAATATGCTGATATAAATATTGGTGTAGAGCGAGATGAAAGAGGAAAACAGCCACTAAAGTGAAGAACCTCAAAGTCAATATGACAGCTCCAGAGAGCGACTTCATGACACAAGGATTCATCGTTCTCTACAATAATGCCGTTATGGTCAGTATGCTCTCACCCCACACACATATGTAACAGAAGGTGTTTTCAACGTCTCTCTCCCTTATACCGAACGCGTGAAACATATGATCAACTATCAATTTTAGTCCACAAACATTTATTTAGATAAACCCGAAAACAAAATTAAATGCCAAAAATTAGTTCTCATTTATTTGACATAATTCCCCTACAATTAGTCAATGCTCAGGCTGAGCATTGACAAAAAATAAAAATCGCGAGTTATCTTTATTTCAATGTTCAGCTGAAATAAACACTGTCGCGGGTATAACGATAGTACCTCTGTTGTTAACTCACAGGCCGTGAATAGCAAAAATAGCAGCTTAAAATTAAGACGATGATCGATAACTCAGCCAAACATTTACGGTACCATCCAAAAAGTCATAAAGCTCATAAGTCCTTATGTGACTGGTGACATTTATTATCTAGATAGTGCGCACTTTGTCTGATTATGTTTAATGGTGCATATCTCATTAATTCAGTGCAACCTCTTGTATTTAGAGGTTTTATCATTGAAGTATCGCGAAATGAGTAAGAATTACATTTTTCGAGAACTGGAATGCCAAATGACCAAGGAAGAGGTCGCCGAATTGTGTTTTAAATCTGTGAGAACTGTCACAGGTTGGGATGAGGGGAATCCTATTCCACCAGAATGTAAAAGGCTTATGAGAATGGCCAAAGGTCGGGAACTTAGCGTAAGTGATGATTGGGTACAGTTCAAAATGTTATACGACAGTATGGAGCTGCCGACAGGCCAAGTGGTGAGGCCACAACAAATACTAGCAGGGATTGCATTATTGGGTATTCAATCAGAGTTAGAGATTAAGACTTCAACACACTTGCTTGGCCTTGCTAGAGCGATAGCCAACATAAAGAAATAGTCTTAGGAAAGTATGGATTTCTCGATGAGAGTTCAAAGTCTAAATTACATTGACTAACATGATGTGACTCTAGTTGATAAGGTGACCTTGACTGGTACGAAGAACTGTCCTGTTTTGAATAATCCAGTCCTCCTTTTTGGTCATATCAAGGAGAAAGAAGCCGGACTCATTGAGTTCGGCTTTTTTGATCCTGATTCGTATTCTATATCGTTTGATTGGGTTATAGTCATTTTACCAATATATGCAACGGATGACAGCCTTAGGAGGCTAGATGGAACGCGGTGTAATTATCACGCCTAACTATTCAGTTATGAATAATGGACATGGCCTACAGATGAATGGCCCTGTAGAACCAACAAACTTAAGAAATTACTTACTTTTCTGGGACAAAATTGATTACCCGACCAACAATATGATTAATATTGGTGCATGCCAAGATGTTGATTTCTTGATAGGAGAAGGGTTTGCAAAATCGACCCGAGTCAAGTTTCGGGAGTTAAGGGGCGAACAAAGTGGATACTTGCCATTAGCAACTCAAATGGTTGCCTATGAAGAAAATAATAAAAATGAAGACGAAGAGTGGGCTATAGCACAACCAACAAACAATCTAATTGTCCCTGCTGAGTACGCAAAAAAACAAGGATGTTTAGAATTTGAGCTTTATAATGCAATTCAAATTCCTACAGGGGACATACCTCTAAATGAAGTTATAGAGTTTAAGAATAAGAGGCTCCCTGAATTGTTAGCACTGCGTGATGCAATGGATTCAATTGTTGATGATATAGTCAGTAATCAAGATATTCCGAAAAGAAAAAATAAAGCTATAAATAAACTCCATAGAGATTTAAATGACTTTAATCGTGTAATGAAAGAAACGGGTTTCAAAAGAGTGAAGCGGTCTCTAACAACCATAGTAAGTGACCCTTGTTTAGCTACTGTGTCTTTGGCCAATGGTTTCTTGCCTGAGAACTATCAACCCTACACTCAAGGTTTAAACGTGGCTGCATTAGGTTACTGTGCATTAAGATTTGGAGTTAAAGAGCTTAACGTAGGAAAAAGCACCCCTTCAGAATATAGTCAATTTGCATACTTATCGAGTATTAAAAACGAACTAGTTTAAGCTTGAAAATGGTACTTGAGTTGTTGTAAGTAGGTCGAATTTACCCCCGTGATACAACACGGGGGTTGCTGCCCACAGCGTCGCGCTCGCTGTTCAGCTCTCACGACTCACGCGAAGCTGTGAGCAGAATAGAAAGAGTTGTTAGTAAGATGGGTTGCAGTAGCAAAAAGCCCCACTGATGTTGTGAGGCTCTGCAAGGGTGGTCTTGGCAATGTGAAGGGCGGGTAATGTGGTTTCATCAAGTCAGCTACGCTTCGCTGCTTTTCGGGCATTTGGGGAAGTCATACCCAAGAACTGTATCGAGTGCCCTTATCCCTGCGGGGCGAGTATGTCATTTTTTGACATACCACCGTTCAAGTATGTTATTCGTCACATGCTGAAGATATCGACAGACCTTTGAACATCTTCAACTCTACCACTCATCAATTCATTACTGTCTGAAACGATAGCAACGCCACTCGATGTCGGTGGGCATGTTAAGACCCTTGTTACTGACTTAGAGCGCACTTGAATCAAGCAATCATCAATCAATTCGAAGCGGTAGCCGTAGCGATTCAACACAGCAGAGCGTATATAAAAGGTGTCTACACCTTTATCTATCCTAAAGACAAAATCTGAATACTCACCAAACCCCTTTGGATAAACCTTTCTATTTACTGACGTAAGATAGACCGCAGTAGAGCCGTTGAATACTGGAAAAGCATCAAAGAAAGGATTCACAGCATCAGGAAGACTTTCAACAGAAGCTTGAGAAGAAGCATTGCTAGAACCCAACCGAACAGAACTTTCCCCATCTTCGATAGGAACATTTTTAGATACTGGAACGTTAGTCGAATTGGATAGAGTAGGCGAGTTAGGAACGGCAGCTGGCGCATCAACCGTTTGAACTTCACCCACATCAGAATCAGATAGTACATAAGATAAATCCCATAGAAATTTGCCAACGGCCGCGATACCGATAAGGATCGCAAGAATGAATTTTGGAGATTTCAAAATTGAAATATCAGACTTAGTAGCGTTAAAGCCTCCGGTTCCTGTGGACTGATAAAGCGTAAAGACATCAACAGGAATTTTCTTAGTTGTACTACTGGCCATATCGGCCTTAGTAGAAGGAGCTGTCTTAGTGGATTTAGGTGGATGATTAAAAATCCTAGGTTTACGACTTCGAAAGAATGTATCCGTTGAACGGTGGGAATAAGCTTCACCGGCACACCCTTTTAACCAAGTGGGGATTGCAGTGTAATCAGGTGTGAGCATGACAATATCCCATTGATATTTTCTATGTCGCATGAAGGCACCATAGAAGTCGAACGGGTAGAGCAGTCTGTTATTTTCATCGAGTTGGGTTCGTTCACAATCATCAACGTCACCCACTTCAAACGAATCAGGGTCGACCGGAAGCCAACGAGAATAGAACAGTTCTGAAAAGTCTTTAGGTAGGTAATTTACAAAGTCTGCAAACGGTTTTTTTAAAAACTTCTCACGTTTAAATCCGGCTTCAGGACAATATAAATCCTGACATTCATCAATAACAATGAACGCACCAATAGGCATCCAGTTAAACCAATTTTGCCAAAGCATCACACCCTCAGAGGATCGTGTAAAGATCCTAATCAAGCGTGCTGAATCTGGAAACTTTTCACCTAACAATTCTTCGATAGATTCTTTAGGTTTCAAACCCTCAATATTCGTGACAACGATACGACCCTCACGCAAAGCAGGGAGGATTTCGAACCATGTAACATAAGCAGTTTTATAAGCCCCGTTAGAGCCATGACGAAAGGAAACAGCCATATCACCACCCCATAATTCTAAGTACAAATGCCGTAGCAAACGCATCAACAACAATTCGAACTGAATCAACAATGCCGAACTGGTAACAGGCAAAACGCAAATCTGAGGGAAGCTTGTTAAAGGCCATGTTCAACACCGTGTAAACCTCATACTCAGAAAGCAGCAAAGAAGCAACGCTATAGGCCATTTCTAACATTTGGATTTTTAGGTAGATATAAAGCTTAATGAACCAGAACCAGGCATAAGTGAACAAGTCTAGAAACAAGTCCGGTATGGTTGCAAAGAAGTCATAAATACTGCCGAAGACAGAAACGATGTAATCAAGTGCGCTGTAGAAATATTCCATGATTTATACCTTAGAGCGACCAGAAGAAAGCAAGATAAAGCCAGCAAGTAGAGTGGCAAGAAATAAGATAACGGTGCGAATCATATTAGTATTGGCAGAGCCTAAAGAACTGAACAAATTGAACCCGACATCAACATCCCATCGACTCAAGGAGAACGTAGTAGACTCATATGAACCGTCAGAGAATGACATCTGACCAAGCTTTAAAGGGGATTGTTTTATTGTACTTTCAAGCGTTTTTTCTAGCTGTTCAACTTCTGCCTCAATTAACCCAATGGAATTAGACAGAACCGTGTTACCAACATAACCGTCACCATTATCAGGTGCTGCGAATGAACCTGATTTTCCAAAGAAACTTTGAAGAGTATCTTGTAATTGAGCTTTTGTTAAACCATCACCATTAGTAGAGCCACCACCAGTAGAACCACCGCCAGTCTCACCACCACCAGTTTCACCACCACCAGTTTCACCACCACCAGTTTCACCACCGCCAGTAGAATCGTCACATGAATCACCCGTATAAGTAAAAATACCATAGGGGGGATTCGCAGCAGGGAAAAAGAGATCTGAAGTAGCCTTACAAGAATTTCTACAAATACTTGCTACATCCCGTGTTCCTTCAGGAAAAGTAACAGTGCCTAAGCTTTCTCCTTCCATTTCTGAGCAAGAGGCTTCAGGACTCTCACATTCGCCAGTATCAATATTTAACTGTTTACCTTGTGGGCATTGAGTAATTTTACAGAAGCTAAAAGCATTATTATTACGCCCAGTACCGCCACTATAACGAACACCAGCTCTATCACATGACCTAGCCCCAAAAAGCACATTAGTCACAACAAACCCATTAAAATCAGAACCAATACATTTATTTTTCATAGCTTCATGAGTGCCAGACCATCCAATATTGAACTCACAAGCGTTATGGGAAAGAGAAGTAACTTTGTAAATTTCAGAACTACTAGCCAAAGAGTAAAACGAACAAAAACAGAGTATGAGAACAGTTAGATTTTTCACAACTAACCCCTAAAATAAAAAAGGGAGCCGAAGCTCCCAATCAATCAACCTGCTATGACTCCGGTATAAACCCCATAAAGGAATGAGGCACACATTAAAGAGCCAAGAACAACGGAGACAATCATTACTTACGGAGCCAAGAAACAACCATGCCCAGACCAAAACCAAGAGCAGCGATACCAATCACACCAGAAGTAGTAAGACCGACCATAGATTTTCCGGCTTCAACTGCTGAAGTGATAGCGGTTTCATTTGCACCCTCAGCGAACGCAGAGCCAGAGGTAACAGCGACAGAAGCAACAAGAATTTTATTGCTAACCAATTGACGTAGTTTAATCATAATAATTTTCCTAAATGGATTAACGAAAGTGTTTTAATACTCGACCTAATACATGTCCACCAATGAACGTGATTAAGCTTTGTTTGACGACAAACTCATAAAGAGATTTATCGAATTC